AAATCTTGTATATGGGTTTCAAACTTTGGAGAAATGGCTCGAAAGACCGTTATACGAAGAATATTTAAATACCTACCTAAAACAGATTCGTTTAATAAAATGGCAATGGCTGTTAGTTTAGATGAATCAGATTATACAGCAACAGATGAGCAACTAAATTATATCGAAAGTTTGCTTGAAACATCATCAATTGCAATGGAAAAACAATTCCAAATAGAAAACGAGTTTAACAGCTATTCATCTGAGGCGGCTCAGAAATGTATTTACTACTTAAAGAACAACCAAGTTGACCCGATAGATAGCGGTGAAAACTATTCACAAACAGACATTAAAAACAAGTTAAAACAATTATGAACAAGTATAAAAAATTGATGGAGTTACGCCACCAAGTAATTACAGAAGTAAATGAGATAGCCGACAATCTCTTTGAACTTAGAGATGTTAAACAACATTTAAAACTTGGAGAACAAGAAAGGGTTCTTGAAACCAAAAGGCTACGAATGAAGGCTTTATATCCTGTATGTGATAAGTACGATATTAACGAAGAACAAATCTCAGAAATCATATGGGGTTATAAAAATTAAAATTAGAATTATGGAATTAGACGAAAAGAATATAACAGCCGCTTTAGGAGAGTTAAAAATACAAAGGTTAAAATTGGATATAGCCATAAACTCCCTGCAAGAGATACGAGGAGAAATAAAACCAAAGAAACTTGATTTGAAAATAGATGTTAGTGAGATTGCTAAATTTTGCACAGGTCATTTTAAAATAGACTTAGCTGAAAACAACAGGACAACACCTTATAAGTGGGCAAGGTTCTTCTACTTTATTTTGTGCAAAACTTACACAAGGTCAAGCCTTGAGAAAATAGGCAACGAAGTAAATTTAAACCATGCTACCGTCATAAACGGTTTAAAGCGTCACCAAGAGATGCTTGAGTATAAAGACGAAGATTACCTAAGATATATTGAAACGGCAGAGGAATGCTTTACAACCCATTTATTAACGCTAAGTAACAAAAACTACGAAAATGAAAACTGAAATTTGGAAGTATGTAAAAGATTATGAGGGAGTTTATCAAGTAAGTAATCTTGGTAGAGTTAAATCTCTAAAATTTGGAAAGGAGCGCATTTTAAAAATGGTTATAAACAATGCAGGTTACATTTTAGTTGCTTTACATAAAGACGGTAATCAAAAATCAAAAAATGTACATCAATTAGTGGCTATTGCTTTTTTAGGTCACATTCCTTGCGGTAATAATTTAGTTGTTGACCATATAAACACAATTAAAACTGACAACCATTTAGATAATTTGCAGATAATTACGCATAGAGAAAATTGCTCTAAGGACAAAAAAGGAAGTTCAAAATATACTGGCGTTTCTTGGTATAAACGTTGCAATAAATGGCAGGCTATAATAAATATAAACGGGCAAAATAAACCTTTAGGATACTTTAAAACAGAGTTAGAAGCATCAGAAGCGTATCAACAAAAGTTAGAAACAATTAAATAAATATATAATGAGTGATTTTAAAGAAACAGGCAAAATACTTGCCATTAGAGAAGTTGAGCAGATTAGTGACTCCTTCAAAAAGCGTAACATCTGGATTGAAACACAAGACCAATATCCGCAAACATTAGAATTTCAATTTGTGCAGGATAAAGTTAGCGTTTTAGACGAATACAAAAAGGATGACATTGTAGAGATTAGCTTTAATCTTAGAGGCAGAGGCTACAAAAACAAAGAAGGTAAGGCAATGGTGTTTAACACGCTTCAAGGCTGGCGAATAGGCAAAGCGGAGGAGCAGGAAGAACAAGCAAGCAGCGAGCCTATTAAAGCACCCTCTGATGATGATGGCTTACCTTTCTGAAATGATAAGTTTAAAGATTTAGATTTGGTTTTTATTGCTAAATCAAAAATTTAATTATATTTGCAAAATGAATGTTACAGATTCAAAATCATTTTTTCTACCAAAGCCTTTAAGAGTGTCGCTGTAACCGATGCTTTTAGAGGCTTTTTTTTAAACTAAAACTATGGCAAAAGAACTACCTTATTTTCAATTTGAACCTGCTGAATATCTAACAAAAGACATCAGCTTTTTAAGCCTAACAACTCAAGGTTTATTTATTAATCTTTGTGCTTATTATTGGCAAAGACAATGTCAATTAACTAAGGCTCAAATCTTACGAAGGTTGAACTATCCAGACGAATTAACCGAGTTAATTGACGAGGGTATAATTCAACTTAATTATTCCGATGATGAGTTTGAAGAAGAAGAAATTAGTATAAAATTCTTAGATTTTCAATATGACAAAGCAACCTGTCAAAGTAAGGCTAATGCTAAGAATGGGGCAAAAGGTGGAAGACCACCAAAAGCGAAATTAAAGCCAAATGAAAGCGAATTGAAAGCCATAAGAGAAGAAGAGAGAAGAGAAGAGGAAAGGAAAAAAAAAGAAAGAATAGAACAAGAGAAGAAAAAAGAACAAAAGAAAAAAAGAGAAAAAAGGTTTGAAAGTTTTTGGAATTTATACAATAAAAAATTAGGCATAAAAACAGCAAACGCAAAATTTCATTTGCTTGATGAATCGGATGTTGATTTGATCTTTAAAACATTACCTAAGTATATTCAATCAACACCTGATCTAAAATACAGAAAAAATCCATCGAGCTACCTAAACCAAAAAACTTGGAAAGATGAAATTGATTTAAAAGCATTTAATGACATAACTCCCGAAAGTTTTTATTAACATTGCATAACTAAACTAAACAAGATGAGCAAACAAGTAGTTAACTCCCCATTATCGCTATTAGGCGAATTAAAACAAAGACGAAACACCTACGAGAAACGAGGACTTTCAACAGGCTGGGCAAAAGCCGATGAATTTATGAGCCTGAAAAAAGGCTATCCAATTATGATTGGAGGTTATGCAGGTAGTGGAAAATCAGAGGTTGCCTTTGATATAGCAATTAATTCAGCAGTTGACCATGATTGGCTTTGGCTGATAGTATCACCCGAAACTGGCGACCAGTTTGAAATAATGGAATACTTAATTGAAAAGGTTGCACAAGGTAAGCACATAGGTAAGAAATATCAAGGTGCTTTATCCGATAAAGAATATGAATCAATTGTAAAATGGTTACATAAGCACATCAGAATCTTAGACAGGCAAAGCGGTTGGGATGATGTTTTCACTGGCTTAGATTTTAGCCTTAAAAACTTGTTTGAGGTTGTAGAAAATGTAGAGAAACAGTTAAAGGGTAAATTTGATGGAATCATTATAGACCCGTTTAACGAGCTTGATTTGAATTTAAGCGGCAATATAGCAGGAACGGTTAAGGATGAATTAGATGCTCTTATACGATACACCAAGAAGAATAATTACCTTACTATTCTAACCAATCACGCAAACAACCGCCACGAAATACAAAGTAAAGACGAAAATGGTAAGTCATTCTTTTGGAAACCACCAGCGACTAAGGAAGAATGGGCGTTTGGTCAGCAGTTTGCAAGAAAAGGTTATCAAATGCTATTTGTTTATGAGCCACCTATTCAATTTCAACACATGCAAAGGAATGAAGGAAATGTTGACTTTATGGAGTCGGTAAACAATAATTACAACGTGAGGGAAATACTATGTCAAAAGACTAAACCGAAAGGAGTTGGTAAAACTGGAAAATTTTGTTTACATTTCGACCGACAACATCAACGCTATTATGAGATTGATTCTTTAGGAATGAAAAAACAAATTAAATGCCCAAAATTATGAATGATATTATAGAATTAGATGCAAAGCATTTAGAAGTTAAAGCAATTGTTAGCGTGTTTATTGACGAGTTAAGCTCGGCAATGCCAACGGCTAAATGGTTGAATCATGCGTTAATGATAAAGAATAATCATGGAAGCATAGACGAATTAATACCTATACTTCAATCGGATGTAGATGACAACCATAAGCGTAAAGCGATGATTGAGAACTTTAAAAAGGTCAACTATTATATTTATGATTCGAGTAGGGTTATAATTGATCAGCAGAAAAAAATACAGGATTTAGAAAATACAATTAACAGCTTATAAATATACCCGTAAGGTATTAAATATAACACATTAACGTATATTCAACCCGATAAGGTATAGTAAATCATTCAAAAAGTAAAGATATGAATAAATTAAAAGATGATTTAAAAGCACCTCTTAATAAAGTACAAAGATGGTGGATTAGAAAACCTGTAAAACTGTGGATATAGTGTAACTAAGTAGTATTAATGCTAACGGAATTGTATATGCGTTCGGTGGCGCAAAAAAGCACCAAATTTTAAATTATTAAATGACTTTATAAAAATGAAACAAACTTCAATATTAGACGAAAACGCCACTGACGTATATACGGTGTTACCCAATGTAAAAAAGGGCGTGCCTGACGATAGGAAGGCAAATATAGAGTTATACAATGAGGACAATATGACCTTAATGGCACGTTACCCTGACAATTATTTTGATTTGGCAATAGTTGACCCACCTTATGGATTAGGTAAAAAACTTGCACACTCGGGAAATGGTAAAAATGCTCAGTCTAAATTTTCTGATGATTTTAAGAAAAAAGCGTGGGATAATGATATTCCAAGTAAAGAGTATTTTGATGAATTGTTTAGGGTGTCTAAAGAACAAATTATTTGGGGGGGTAATTATTTTTTAGAGTATTTAAGTGCTTCTCGTGGTATGATTTGCTGGGATAAAATGGTATATATACCTACTATGAGTCAAATTGAATTTGCTTGGGTTTCATTTGACAGATTGCCAAAATTAATACAAATAAATAATACAGATAAGGATAGAATACATTTGACACAAAAACCTGTAAAACTTTATGGTTGGCTTTTAAATAACTATAGTAAAAAAGGATTTAAGATTTTAGACACTCATTTAGGAAGTGGCTCAATAGCGATAGCGTGCCATAAATACGGACTTGATTTAGTTGGATGCGAAATAGATAAAGAATACTATAATAAGGCTTTAAAACGATTAAAAACCGAACAGGCTCAACAGTCACTTTTTTAGCGCAACAGTGGTCGCCCTTTTTTATTTTGGGTAACATCAAGATAAGTGGCGTTTCAATGCCATTTATCGACTGTTAACGAGCGTTTCAAATGCTCGTATTAATTTTTAAAAAAAACTTATGGAAGTAAATAAAATATACAATGAAAGTTGTTTAGACACAATGGCAAAAATGCAAAATGATTTTGTAGATATTGTTGTTACATCACCACCATATAACACAGGTGGACAAAATGCACAAACAGGAAGAAATAGAAAATTGTATAATGAGTATAAAGATAATTTAAGCGATGAAGAATACTATGATTTTATAAAGACTGTTATAAATGAATTATTACGAGTTACAAAGCACTATGTATTTTTTAACTTTCAAATATTAACTAAAAATAAAAGTTGCTATTTAAAATTAATGGGTGAATTTAGTGATAATATAAAAGATGTTTTTATATGGAATAAACAAGCGATTGCACAAGTTGTAAAAGGTAAAATGGCGACTGGTTTTGAAATTGTTTTAATATTGGGAAAAAATAACGAGATGAAATATCCGTATAATAACTTTCCACAAAATAACTACGTTCCAAATATACAATCCTTTAAAAAATCTCAAACATTTCATAAAATAAATAATGCAACTATGCCTGTAACTATGGCTGAATATTTTATATTTTATTTCTCTAAAGAAGAAGATTTAGTTTATGATTGTTTTATGGGAATGGGTACTACTGCTTACGCATCTATAAAAAATAAACGAAATTGGATAGGTAGCGAAATTAGTAAAGAGTACATAGATTTATCTTATGAAAGATTTAAACCACTACTATCACAAACGAAACTTTTTTAGCGTATGAGCGGGTGGCTTTTTCTTTTAATAATAATTGCAGGTAACATCAAGATAAGTGGCGTTTCAATGCCATTTATCGACTGTTAACGAGCGTTTCAAATGCTCGTATTAATTTTTAAAAACAAAAATAAACGTAAAGATTTATCAGCATTAATTAATATATTTGAATCAAATTACAAATTATCAAAAACATAATTAAAATGGAAACATACAAAAATTACGAAATAAACCTTAAGCCAAATGTTTGGGGATATTATGAAGGAATAAACAAAATAGATTGTGATGCGCTTATAATTTTTGCTTTAACAATTGAAGAAATTAAAATTGAAATTGATGAATGCACAAAATAGAAATCAAACCTTTAAGCGTTAACCAAGCATGGCAAGGCAAACGATTTAAAACGCCTTTGTATAAACAATGGAGCGTTAAAACTCTGATGATGATGCCTAAAAAAATTAACGTTCCAGAAGGCAAATTAAAAGTTAAAATAAATTTTGGTTTCTCGAATTCAGGTAGCGACATTGACAACCCTATTAAACCTTTCTTAGATATGTTTAAATTTAAGTATGATATTAACGACAATAGAATCTATAAATTGGAGGTTGAGAAATTTATCGTTAAAAAGGGGTTTGATTATATAGAGTATATTATTGAAAAATATTAGTAATTTTGATATGTGAATGTAATAAACGAGATTTGCAAGTTTGATTCCTTCTTTAGAAGTAGAGCAAAGCAAATAACAAATAACGCAAGTTATGCCGATGACATTGTTCAAGAGATGTATTTAAGGCTAATGAACTACAACAAAACAAAGCTACAAGAGCAATTTGATAGAGGCGTTTTAAAATGGGGTTGCATACGCATTATGTCCCAAATATTCAAGAACCATATTAGAGATAATAAAAAGATGGTTTACACAGATGATTTAAATCACGTTTTAGGCTCTGTAAATGACACCAGCTTTGAACGTGTTCAAGATTGTTTAAGTAAGCTGTATTGGTTTGATCGGGATATATTAACGCTCCATTTAATAGATGGGCAAAGTATCAAAGAAATTGTAAAAAATACAGGTATTCCAAGAAACACCGTTTATAATCGTGTAAATATAGCTAAACAAAAATTAAAAAATGTAATATGAAAAAGCCAAAAGATTTAAGAACACAAGAAGGTAGGAAATGGAAAGCCGA